CTTGCTCTTTACTATCTGCTTCTACTACAAAAATATGTCTAGAATCTGCATATACATACATTCTCCTCCTCCTATTTTCCTCTATTGCCTTTTCCAATGCATGTTTTATCTTTTCAATAGCCCAACCCTCATTGTAGCCCCCCTGACTTCTAAACCACATTCTTTGATAAAGGGTTTGCAAAAGCTCATTAGCTATTCTTTCTAAAAAATTCCATTTTTTCACATTAGCCTCCTCTTGTTCTCTTCCCCCTCACTTCTCAGTTCTCTATAAGAAACTGCTCTATAAACTCATCCAATGTCTTTATGTCCTCTGGGGTAATCCCATAGACAGCGTCCCCAAGTGCCTCCTTCATTCTCTCACATGCCTCCTCCTTACTATCAGCCTCCACAGCAACAACATCCACAAAATCAGAATACATATAAATTCTTTTATAGTCCATCACTGCACCCCCTTTCTATACTTCCTCCTTCTCAGACATCAATGCAACAATATGTATCCACTCCTCACTCCTAAACCCAGCCATACCATCAGTCACCTCAAGATAGTTAGTCTTCTCACATATATCCGCCAGATAATGGGGGTTAATGCGAAACACTACTGTCTCTCCCTCATAATCTACTTCATCCACCTCTTTAAACCATCCATTCACCCCCTCTGCCCTCACTTCCATCTTCCCTGACAATACAGACACCGTAACTCGTTCAGTCCCACTATCACCAGCAAATATCATTGCCCGTTGGAGGATGTCAGGGAGGGCTTTTGGTAAGGTGATTTTTACCTTCTCCTTTTTTTGTTCAAACTGATGGACGACCTCTGAAAGGTTGGGGTATTGTACTTCTGTATAAGTCCTAGCACTGAACATACATTGATCCCCCAACCTAAAGTGTACCCAGTTCTCTTCCACTGCCACCTCTTCCACTTCCCCCCCATTGGTAAACACACCCTCTGCTGCATGGACAGGGAGTAAAAAAGAGGTAGGAAAGGCATTAAGCCCTTTTACATTAACCCTGGTAAGACGGAAATTATCCGTGGACTCCACTGTTCCCCCTTTTTTGTTAACATAAATACAGGACAGTTGCGGGGTGGTGATATCTCTAGCACATGAGAAAAGGCAAAATCCAACTGCCTCTAAAAAGCCATCTGGTATTCTTACCCAGCCTTTTATTTTGCTGTAATCTAAAAGTGGAAGCTCTATCTCTGTTTGTAAAGGTATGCCTGCCTTAATCCTTCCATCAGACACCAACAGCTCTGTCTCAGTTGCTTTAAGCCTAATACGACTGTCAGGCAGTTTACCAAGCAACTTATACAGTTGCTCTGCCCTCACTGCCCCTGTTATCCCAGTTTGTAGAGGGTGAGTAATAGTAATCTCATCATTGTAAGTAACTACTCTATCCCCTGTGAAGATGAAGCACCCCATCTGCTCTATGAAACCTTTGTTTGACAGCCCTAGTTTAACTGCCTCTAATGCTCTTAATAACTTTTCTCTTTCCATTTGTTATCCTCCTTGTAAAAAATGGCCGTGCCTACAAAACCCACTCCCTAAACCCTGTCTGTAAACAGGGGAAGGAGGTGTAGTAGAGGAGGGAGGGTAAAACTCAGCACGGCCACATATACTACCCCTCTCACTTAAAGACCTCTTTTATTTTTTTAACTTCCCCCTTATAAAAAACCAAAACATTCTGATGCATCTTACCTACCTTCCTTGTACTACTAAAAACCTTTCCTGCACGCACAGGAAGGCTACCTGGGGGTGTCACTAAAATCAACTCATTATAAAAATGCACCCCACTCCTTTCAAATGCCCGTATGGTATCACCTACAAAATCATGGTAAAACCCCTTTTTATCTCTATAATTAGCTACCACAAAACAAGCAAAGCGGTTCTGCCTTAAACAATGGCAAGCCTTATGGATTATACTACTATAAGTCTCTAAAAACTCACCATAGCTTTGTATATTACTAATGTCACCCTCTAAATCACTATACACCTCTAAATTACCATACGGTGGGCAGGTAAAAATAAAATCATACTTCACCCCCTTTTCTATCATCCCATCTAATACTTTATTACTATCACCAACAACCCACTCTGGGTGATTCTCACTCATCCCCTCCCCCCCAAAAATCTCAATTGCCTGCTCTCTATTAGCCTGCACTTGCTCAGGGCGGAGCTCACAGCCATAGTATTCATACCCCATACAAGAGGCTACCACGCCACGCACTGACCCACCGGCAAAGGGGTCTAAAATGCTACCACCTTTAGGGCAAAACCAACTATACATTAGCTCACACAAGACAGGGTCAAATACACTTCTCCCTCCTGCAGTCAAATTCACACAGAGCCCTTTCTCATCTGGCATCTCTCTCTGCACCCATTCACGAGCATTATAAACCTCGCCACCCCTTCCCACTTCCCCTTTAATCCCAAGTGCAAGCCATTGTTGTTTCCTTCTCTTCCACTCACCCGTGTAGGTATGGAGGACAGAGAAGGGGGGTAGTAAGAACTGCCCAGCAAGCCCCCTCTGGTGTATTTCTATATCAAAAAACCCTTTATGACCGAGCCTTTTCATATGTAACTAGCTGGTGTACGTATATTTGCCTTTATCATCCACAGACAAAAGGCCAAGTGCAACCAACAGTGCAACATACCATCTAACTTTGCACACAGCCTCTTTCTCACTTCCACCATATACCTTTTTCATCCTCTCAATCATTTCATTACAACTAAGTGGTTTCTTCCTTGTACTCCTTACTATCTCAGCCATCACCTGTGCCCGTGTCTTCTGGCCTTGTTGGGCTTTCTTCACCACTCGTAGCTTTGGTGCTTTTGCCTTCTGGGTACTCTTTTTTTCCTTCTTAACTGGTGCTGAGGGTTTACTTACTGGGGTGTCCTCTTTGCTTTTTTCCTCTTGGCCTTTTTTCACTTTGACCCCTTCAGGCAAGGCCACCCCTAAGGCTTTTAACACCTTTATCGTTCTCTCCGTAAACTCATCACCCTCCTCAATCAGCCCAGCAGCCTCTTCTACCTCGCTCTTCAACTCCTCTATACTTCCATCAACCTCAATCGGTGGCTCTAACTGCATATACTCCATCATCTCTTTTGCCACATAGGCCAACTCTTCCTTTGTAATCTCTGCCTTTTTCATTTTGCTCCTCCTTTATTTCTTCCCTCTATATTATTATACCCAATTTACCCCATTTCCTTAATGACAAAAATTCCTATTTATAACTTTCCAAAAAAGCCCGCCCTATCCTTAAACATTGGAGTACAGTCACCTCATGGACAGGGCTAAATTCCCCCTCCCTCACAACCAACTCATTTATCCGCATTATCCCCAGCTCCTTCTCCCTTCCCTCTGGGTCTTGGTTTAGCCCATACATAGCCGTCACATGGGCATATTTACGCTTGTCCTCACTGAAGTTGGACAGCTGTAAACGGTTAGCTTTATAGCTTTCTGCATCTGCCTGCGTGGCCGTTATCACCAGACAGTGTCTCTCCAAAGACAGTGCCCGCAGGTTTTTCCAAATATAGTCCTGACGGTGGCGGAACTCCCTCACCGGTGCAGTCAAGAGGTCTGCATAATCAACACAAATCACATCAGGTACAAACCCCTCCTGCCTCTCCCATGCATCAAGGCACCTCTTCATCTCTGCTACTGTCAATGTGTCTGCTGGGTAGACCATCAGTTTAAAATGGCGTTTGTATCTAGTAAAAAACTTTTTCAAATGTTTCTTTGCCTCCTGCCCTGTTAGTGGCCTCTTTTTAGGCACACGCACCAGCCAAATACTACCCACACGCTCATCACATCCCCTACTATCACAAGGCTCATAATCTGGGTTCTCCTTTACTATCTCTACCAGCTCATCATATTTCAACTGCCCCCTCAGATCTTTCACTGACGTATTGGGGAACACTTTAGCCAATGCACCAAAATCACAGTTACGGTCAGACCGCCGACACTTATCCAGTTGGTTCTTCACGCAATCCCCCACAGGCTGGTAGAACTCCTCACAATACCGTGGCCTATCTGATTTTTTAGCTATATAGATGCATATCCGCCTCAGTATTTGTGGCTCAGACATATCCCCTGCCTCAAAAAAAGCCACATTACACTTCTGCCTCACTGCACGCATGGCCAGTTCTATCAGCCACATGGTCTTCCCCCGTTTTTCAGG